TGAGGACGAGCGCTACTCGCTCCCACTCGTTTGGCCACCACCCAAAAAACTGCCAACCCAGGTCCAAGCGTCCATGAATTGATCGTCATACATTTGCTCGATGGCGCCGATTTCGACGCCGGCGCACGCGGCAACAAGTTGCACAGCGAACCTGGTAAAGGCCTCCGGCGACTGATTTTGGCGAAGGTGACCCTCGGCCTGGCGACGCTCTCCGGTTTTCGGCGGCCGCAGCGTAAGGATCGAGGTTGGCGCACCTTTGACGGTGATCGGCTCAATAAGATCAATCGTTTTCGACCGGTCAGCCGGCGCGGTCATACCGGGTTCTCCGTGACGTTGCCGACAAACATGACGGTGAAGGTAGCCTCCTGAGTTTTCACCTCGGAGCACTCCTTGCAAATCATCTGGTCGCCCTGGACCGTTTTGCCGTTAATCAGAACACCTTGCATGGTGCTGTTGATTTTCGCCATCATGGCAGAGACCGTCATGTTACCGGCGTCACGGATCGTCGCGCCGATACGGCCAGGCTTTGGCATTTCGGAAACGCCCTGAAAGCCGCTTTGTCCGATCAGCTCCTCGCGGGTGACCGTCGTTGCGTCGTAGGTAAGGTCGCCCACGACGTCGAAAACGTCACCGTCGATCGTGAGCGAGGCGAGGCCCGCCCGGCGATATTGCGACGCGACGTTGTTGCCAGAGAACAGGCTGCCAGACATGGCTGAGGCTCCAAAATTATGGGATTATGCCGCCGATTTTATCAGGGCTTCGAGAAAGCCACGTCGATCGCCACGACGCGCAACTGGTCGGCGATCATATAAGGCAGCAGCAGCGCAACGGTGCCGTTGCCCTGGTTTTGCTCGGCTGAGTTGGTAATAAACGCGGTGGGATTCTGCGCGAGCCCGGCCTGGCACTGCGTCACATAGATCGCGTTCGCTGCGGCGAGGATATTCTGCCCCGTCGTCATCGGCGAGCCGCCAGGGACCACCGTGCCATCCGCGACAAGAATTTTCCGCTGGAAAAGGCTCGATAGCTTTTGGAGCATCCCACGAATACACGCCATCAGCGTGAACGGGGTTTCCACGTCGCGCCAGGAGTTGTCGGGGAAGCCTTGTGCGTTGGTGGTGTAGAACGTCACCGCGCGCACGATCCGCACAGTCCCGCCGTTGTCCACATAGATATCCGAAAGGCCATCGGCCAGCGAGGTCTGCGCTTCGCTGGGCGTATCCACGTAAGCCGACGGGGGCGCCAGCATGGTCAGCGCCAGCGTTTGCAGCGGGATCGCCGGGTTGCTGCGCAGGCTGACCGCGCAGGCGGACGCGTAATCCGCCGCCACCTCGAAAGCCGGCGTCGGCGATCCGTAGAACCCGAGCCCGGTGATAAACTGGTCGTCGCGCGTGAGGCTGAACGTTGTGCGCGCGGCGAGCGTGCCGCGGAAAGCGGTGAAGCCCACGCCATAGAGCTGCTGCGTGATGCTCCATCGGCCGCCCTGCTGGCCTAGGAAGGCCGTCAGCGCGTTCAAGCTGGTGGCGTCGGTGTATGGGAACACGATGAAATCGAAATTCATCGAGCCGAGATTGGCGAACAGCGTGGTCAGTGTCGGGTTCACCGTTCCAGGGGTGAACGTAAACGCGCCGACCGTAATTCCGGCCGGAACCGATTGATTCGCCGCGGCGCCAAGATAATTCAGGCGCACGTCGATATCGCCGGAGGCCAGGCCGAGGTTAACCGCGGTGATGGTCAACACACCGGACGCGGCGGTTGCCGTTGCCGGGCAGGATGGAAGCGCGTTGATCGCGGCCGCCGCGTTTGTGGCGACGACAGATGCCGTGTCACCGAGATTGACGCCTACGCTGGCGAGCTGTCCGGCGACGTAAATCGAAAGCGTGCCCGCCGCCGTCGCTGTGCCGGTGATCGTGGCCACGTTCGTCGAGGCGGTGGCGCCGGAGCCGTCAGCCACCGCGCCAAGGTATGTCGTGCCGTAAATGTCGCCCTGGCGATAGCGAGCAATCATACGAGCCAGCATGGAGCCAGCCGAACCGGTGGAGGCTTGGCCGAGCGCCACGGAGGTCAGCACGACCGGCGTGTTCAGCGCGATGCTTGCGCCCGATTTGACCTGGCCAATAATCAGGGTTTGCTGATTTATGACCGCGGTGTTCGCGTTGCTCGCATCGAACCCGGCGTAAAAGCCGGGAACAAGATTTCCGGCCGGATAGCCGGGAACGACAATGTTGATCGAGCCGCTCATTGTGCCGCGCCCTTCGCTTCAGTGGCCGCGGCCTCAGCCGTAGCGAGTTTTTCGGTGTCGGCTTGGATTTCCGCCTCCGCTGCGGCGACGTGATCTGCGGCGACCTGCTGTGCGGTCTCCGAGGGCGCTGGTGCAGCCGGCGCTGGCGCGGCCGGCTGCACCGACGGCGGCTCAACCTCCACGACGTCGCCGTCACGCAACCGGCGCGCCCAATACATTCCGGCCTCGTGCAGATTTACCTCGGCGCCACCGGCGGGGAGAAATTGCGAGGACGGCGGGGGCCGGCGAACCTTCAGGCCCTCGGCTGGCTTGACAAACATTGGAAGGTCTCCGGGTTTTAGGTGAAGGAGGCAGCGCCGCCGACCGTGGCGTCCTCGCCGCTTTCGATCGTCACGCCGATCGAGGTCAGCGGCAGCCCATCTGGCTGCCAGCCCTGCGCGTCCGTGATCGTGACGGGCAGGGCGAAGTCGAATGAGAAAAACAGGCGGGCCAAATCCCACCCCACCAGTCGCGCGCCGTCGAACACGTATCCGCGATTATCCTGGTCGGGCTGAAGGCTGGCGTTACCCGGATTGTCGATGGTGCTGTCCGGGCGCCAATTCATAATCGCCGAGAAAACAGAGGCTTGCGCCTGATCGATCGTGGTGATCGCCGTCTGGCCGCGCCGGTCGCCCTGCTGCACCGGCACTGAATTGTCCAGCACCACAATGACACTGATTTTTTCAGTGACGATCTGCACGTAGCCGCCGTGCGTATCCACCTCGCCGGCCTCAATCTCGAGCGGCACTACATAGGCCGCCGGCAGCGGCATCCAAGTCTGGTCGTTGACCGCTTTTTCGTATTGCGCAGCGCCAGCGACATTGCCACCGAACAGCGTTGCGACGGCACGCAACTGTGCAATCGGGAGATCGATGTTCACGCCTTGATCCGCTTGAAGGTGATACCGTCGATCAGTGCAGCCTGCACCCGCACACCTATGCTATCCTGGCGCTCACCAAGCGCCGCCGTCAGGAACGGCCGCGGCGCCAATACTCGCGTTCGTGAAACCGCCGACTTTTTCAGCCGGCCCCTCTTCGTGAGATTCGACGCATTACGGAAATTGCCGCCGCCGCCCTTCGCGCCACTTTCCAGAAAAAGCGCAAAAAACGCCGTGTCGCGGATTGCAATACCATCGCCGCTTTTGAACGGTCGGACCTTGATGCTTCTGGCCAGCGTCCCGGTCACGCTCCCCGGCGGTGCACCTGGCGACGATGCCTGGTAGCGCCCGGGCACATAGCCACCACGGTAAGGGCCAGCGGATCCGCCAGGGCCATAGTAGAGGCGGCCAGATTTCGCGGCGCCTTTGATTTTTGCCTTAGCGACTGCGGCGACCTCAGCGCCAGCGCGGCGGATTGTCGCGCGTAGCAGCTTTTTGTCGACGGTGAAGCTGACGGCAGGAACGCGGATCGCCAGCCGAATGGATTGATCAGCCATTATATTGCATTTTCAATCTGGCAGAGCAGCCGAACGAACCTCTTGCGGCCACCGAGCTCGCTCACCTTTCGAATGCGAAAAGTCTCGGTGCGCGTGGTGCCGTCGAGACGCGCGGTGGTGCGCACAACGGCCAATGTATTATCAGGAAAGTCCAGCCAGCGAATGTGGATAACGTGCGTGATAGGCGTATCGCTCTGCGCTGAGCCCCACCACGTCATGTCGCTGGTAGATTGGATGTCCGCGTGAATGATTTGCGGTCGGATCGGTGTCTCGGTGATGCCACCGCTGCCCGGCGTGGGCTGCTGCTGGCGCCGTTGCAGCGTTACCTGCCAGCGCAGCCGGCCAATCCGAATGCCGCCGCCGGTTTCGTCAGCCAAAGGTCACCAGCCGGAACGGCGAAAGCATGAGCTGCGCAGCTTTCGGCATCATGGCGTCAGTGTCGCCACGGTTTTCATAAAGGAACGCCACAATCCATAAAATTGCGGTCAATATGGGCGCTGGCACAGCGGTAGCTGCATCGCCATAGCCAGCAATAAACTGCACAGCGATGTGGTTCTGCGCATTGGTCGGCTGCTGCGCCAGCATGAACCGACCTGGCTGCATTGTCGTATCGACGAAATAATCTGCGCCCTCGGTCAGAACGGTGTCGGGCGAGACGTTCCACTGACCGAGGGCAACGCTGGCGATTTCCTGGGTCGGGGCTCGGGGGAGTTCAAGCCAGGATCCTCCAACATCTGCCCAATTGAACCAAAGGGGCAAAACAAAAACAGGGCCGGATGGCACAAATGGCCAACCAGAAGCGTGCGGCTGAGCAAAAGCCATCGTCCATTGCAAAGTTTGCGTTATGAAAGCGCGGTTGCAATATTGCTCAGCGAGGGTGCGGGCAGTTGTGATAAGCGCCGCCAGCAAATCATCGTCGTAGGCGCTATCGATGCGGCAATACCGCCGCGCCTGATCGACCGTGACCGGCTCCACAGCCGGCGGCGTGATAACGCGGACGTCTGAATACATGGCGGGCTATTCGCCCGCGGGCGCGGGCCCTGCGGCTGCTGGCATGGCGGAGGTGACTTCCTCCGACGCTCCGGCCGGCTGATTTGCCGCGTCGGCGCTGGATTTTTCGCCGATTTCCTCCGCTGCTGCGGCCGGGTCTTCTGCGTCCAGCGGGCAGGGGCCCAACTCGGACACATCAATTCCGGCGGCATAAGGGCAAATCGGCGGCTGACCGTCACCGGTCACCAGCCGCGTGCCGGGCTTCCACCGCAAATTGGGCACGCGGCTGCCGCGGCGCAGCGGCGCGCGATCCGGCGCGTTCCATGCCGGATGGTCATCGGCGCGCGAAAGCGCGGGGCTCGCATAATCGGCGAGCGGCTTATCGTCGGGCATAAAACCTCCTGTCAGGCCTTGCGGACTGTTTTGGATGCAAGGGGAGAGCTGGGGGCGGTTGCAGCCGCCCCCAGGCCACGGCGGGCCAGCAGCTCATCGTTCGATGGCTTGCTGGCCGGCGCGGGGGCCTTTGGCGGCGGCGCCGCAGGCTTGTCCGCCATTGTCAGGTGGCCCGGCGGCGATCGCCACGGCTCGGTGCCGGCTCCGCAATTACAGCCGCGCCCTTGGCCACCAGGCTATCGGTCATCGGCCGCAGAAACCCAGCAAACTGGCCGCGCTGGTAGGCGGTCTGACCAATCTGCGTGAAACGGTTGAAGCGAACGGTATCCTCGTCCGGGTGTTTGCTCGGCGTGGCGAGCGAAGTGCGCAGTTGCGCCTGCGCTGCTGTGGGGGCTTGTTCTGCCATAGAAACCTCTGTGCAATGGGCGAAACCCTCGGCGCCACAAGGCGCCGAAGTCGCCAGTTAGGGTTAGGCGCGGCCGGGCTGCGTGCCGCCCGGCGCGTTGGCCGTGTTGCTACCCGGGTTGTTGCTGCCGGTCGGCGCAGCAACGCCCCAGGTGCTCGGCGCCGCGGACATATCGCCACTCGCCGCCTGGACGTAGTAGGCACCCCCAGCGCTGTAGTTGCTCCAACCAGCCGGGGCCCAGGAAGGCAGCACTGCGACGCAGACGCTCGCCTGATGGCGAATGTTGAAGTCGTGTTCCTCAATGATGCGGAAAGCGATCTGATCGCGCGTGAACGCGGAGACCATGTTGCCGCCCGTGTCCTTGTAGGAAGCGACGTCACTGGCATCGATATACATGTTCATCGTCTCGGCCAGGATTACGTCGACCATGTCCACCAGGAACAGATAAGCGCCGGTGTTTTGCGTCGCGCCGCTGCTGCCCGAAACGTAAACCGTCAGGTTTGTTGGAACCTGCTGGGTTATTTTATAGGGATAGCCATCGAGCTTCCCGGTTTTCATTTCTGCGCGATAGACGAAATTACCGACCTGATCACGCAA